GTTTTGCTGGAGAGATGACTGCTTTAGTTCTCTTATGCATGTTATCAGTAAACTCCTGGTCAAACCGGTTTTTACCATCACAGGTTGAAACTACGAATTTTTTACTGAAAATGTTGGTAAGAGTTGAGCCAACTCCATTTGTTCCGGCAACTGTGCGTTGTTCAGTATCATCAAAATTAGAACCAGATTTGAGATTTGAGAAAAGCATCTCAGGGATCCACTCTTTATGCACAGGATGCTTCTCAACTGGAATTCCGCCGTTATCCCAAACTGAAATCTCGCTAGTGTCCATATTAAGGGTCACCCTGATCTCATTAAGTTTAGGATTGCGCCGATGTTCATCGACTGAGTTTGAAATAATTTCATCAAACAGTTTAATAAAGCCCGGATTGTAGGTCGTTTGCTCTACCCACACCTTATCTCCATCAAAAAGATATTGATCTCCAGTGTGCGGTGAGATTGAGCCGATATACATGAATGGACGAAGCAGCACATGTTCGATATCTGTGAGCTTCTGATACTTTTGTTCTATTCCTTTGTCCTTAGCCATACTACTTTTTAGGCAACTTTTTTATTTTTAGAGCTTCAAGAAAATACTGAGGCATTATCTTGTTATTTAACACTTGATCGAAGCATTCGTCTAAGATGTATGTCTCTGCCCAATCATCTTCATTTCGAATTGAACGACCATATGCCTGTAAAAGATCAATGAGTGTCTTCCAATTATACCAATCTGGACGAGTTTCTAATCGTTTTTTTATCTTTATACTCATTAAATTCGGAAAGGGTACTTTTAAAATCACTTGGAATCGAGAAAAATTGTCCTTTAGATCTACTCCATTAATCATTGATGGTGAAACTAAAACAGTTTCCATGCTTGAACTTAAGTGTTCATTCAAAGCTTTTTCTCGCGTTGTCGAATCATGAAAAAGAAGTCGATTATCCTTTATTGCTGACTTAATCCAGTTACTAAACTCATAGTTTGAGGTGTGGATTATGCCTTTATGCTCGCGGTTCTTCTCAAGAATCTTCTTAATGATTGGCACTGCCCTTGAAAACGACTCTTTTTTGTTATAATATGACATTTTACCGAACTTTAAGTAGACGACTGGTCTCTTTTCTGGATCAAATGGACAAGGCAATGAAAGATAAGTTGACTCTTCCTCATCCACTCCCATGATGAATGAAAACAGAGAACGATCGAGTATTGTGCCTGACATAAAAATTACGTGATCGTACTTGTCCCAAAACATGTCAGTCAGGTATTGATTACCCCAGATCGGCTCGACTAAGATACGAGTCTTGCCATATTGATCAAGATCCTTTTCAAAGATCCAATTGGTGTCATAGCTCTTGCGATCATTGATAAAACGATTGTACTTGCACATCGTCTTATCTGCATGGTCGGCCTTCTTTACAAGGTCAAGCTTTTTTGCCCGGCCTCTAGTGTCCTTTGCTTCATCGAGCGACTCTTGGGTCTTTTGAGCAAGTAGAGGCACAATGATCTTTGAGACGTACTCAGAGAGCTCATATATTGAGATGATTCCATCAAAATCCTTTTCCATCCAAGGCTGCCAAATATCAAGCTGTTTTAGGCTACGCTCAGAAAAAACTGAAGAGATAAAATCACAAAATGCATCTTCAAAAGAGTGAGCTTCATCTACAATCAAGAGCTTAGAATTTCTCTCTACCATTATGTCTGGTGAGTACATCGAATACGACGTAATAAGATGGAAGTTAGTGAGGCTTAGTGGGTTCCTGATAAACTGAGATTGCGCTATCTTATGAGGACACGCTTCACATTTTTTATCGCTTGCCTTGTTCAAGATCTGAGCATCACCGCATCCCATGTTTTGGCGACGGCACCAGTAGTTGTTTTTGCCCTTAAGATTTGCTGCAAAACTGAAGTCTCTGATATACTGATCTTGTAGTAACTTAGTATTAGTGATTATGTCTACTCTTGCTCGTTTATTGATTTCTTTGCGGTACCAGTCGGCAATCATGATAGCTGCGTACGATTTTCCCGTACCGGTTGGGGCATCTAGCATGATGAATTTTTTATCTGCGGTAATTGATTCTTTTACAAAACTTAGAATCGTGTCCTGTTGCTGTCGTGGAGTAAACTCCAGAGTTATTTCTGCCATGTATTAGTTATCTACTACCATATATGAATCTAGTTTTAAAGTTGGTCAGAGTGTTCTATTCTAAGACCATAGTTAAGGTCAAAAAAGGTGAACTCCTTTTCAGCTGCAAGTTTATTAAGCTTAAACGTCTTTCGAGCTTCGGAGATAAACCATTTTTTCCACTCTTCCCACTGTTTTTGAGTGATTGTGTTGTTTCTAAACCACTCCTTGTCTTCCTTAAGAACAGAAAAGTTGACTGCAGCTATCTCGAGTTGTTTGTTGACTGCAGCTAGGGTAAAGCTTTCTCTTTTTTCTCGATTGTTCATGATTTTTTATTTTTTTATAGGAGGATAGTAATCACGAGATAGAACTTCTAATACTTCAGCTGGGGAGCTTGCGTCCTTTTCATGAATGATTTGATAGATGACTTGATCCCAAGTTAACTTGGAGAAAATCGTCTTCCAGAGTTTTTCAAGTGTAATTAAAAATGGAGAATAAATCTTTTCTTCTGCATCTTTTTCATTTTTAGACCCACCGGATCTTGAAAAAATGACTCGTGCATGCGGATCGTCAGAAAGCCAGTCCATGCTAAATAAAAAGTCAGGATTAGTATTGTCAATTATCTCGAAATCGACACGTCTGTGTTCTACAAGGTAAATTTCATCATCAGTATGATCTAAATATACTGGAAGATACTTAACCTTTCTGTTTTCGTGGAATCGAACTACCCAGTCGTCTTTAAATTTACGGAGTTTGCCCTTCATATAGTGGTTTTAGTTGAGATTTACAATACCATAATTTTCTACCGTTCCTGTCAACAATTGACTCGCTTGCCTTTCCATAACACTTCATCCATTCTGAAAATCCAGTGGAAGGAACTTGAAATGGATTTTTCCAATCCTTAAGTTGACCGCCACCGATCAAGTATGCCTCGTATGGCAGAGTAGAGCAGAGTTCAAGAATTTTAGGATTATTTAATATTGCGGTGCCTGCAAGTTCAAATGGATCTTGACCTGCTTTAAAAAGTATCTCGGCACGAAGGTAATTGCCGATTCCATTAAAGTAGGTCTGATCCATTAACGCCAAGTGGATTGGCTTCTTGAAAAAAGGCTTGTGCAAGTTAGAATTAATGTTACTGCGAAACTCTTCCTTCTCACTTACTGGACAGGGACCTCGGCTTGAGGACCAACTAGCCCATCGCCACCTTGCAAATCGTCTAGCATCGACTAGACATAGCGACCAGCCATCTATAGTGTTAAAGTGGAGGTGAGAGTGCGGAGGATGTTTATCTCTTCTACAAAAAATCCAATTGCCTGACATGCCCATCGCAATCGAAATGGTCAATGGGTTGCCAGTCGAGTCTTTGCCCAGGCCAAGTAAGAGTTCCTTTCCTCTAGATTTAGAGCTAATACTGAAAATTTGCAGGTCTGAAGGCTGGTCTAAAGGAAGTCGACGAGCGACCTCTGGAGAAAGAGTAATTGACGTGAAATCTCTGTCATAACAGACATCATTTATGTACTCGGACATTATCTTTACTTCTGCAAGTTCTGGCATGGCTGTAGATTTAATACACTTTGATATAATATACTAAAAAATTGACACACGGAAAAGATAAATAATAAAAAAATCTTAGGTCAAATGAGTAATCCTGTAATGAACTACAACCAGTTTATGGCAGCTTTCAAAAAAGCAGCAGCTGGGTACAATGGTAAATCTGACATTAAAAATGGCGATGCTACCGGAACTGCAAAAGTTAAACAAGAATTAGCTGAAGGTCCAGTTAAAGGCAAAGGCACACCACACATCGACAAGTACACTAAGCAGTACATGAGCACTGTAAAGAAGAAGAACGTCGTTAAGGGCAAATAATTCAAGCAAAAATGAACAGAGCAATCGAAAGATTTGATACTTTCGCCCTATATGAAAAGAAGGGCGATCTTAAAAAGCTAGTCGGCAAAGATAAAGACGAAGAGCTTACGGTCAATGATGCAAAGAAACTTGGTGTCAAGATTGCAAACATGGACGGTGAGGAAAAGAAAAAATACGTCGGTATCATCAACTTCTTAGGCGCGTCATGTAACATCTATAACGAGATCTGGAAGAATTATAAAAGGACTAGAGATCGTAGAAAAGACTAATGTTTACACTACTTGAACAAAAGTACGGAGAGGAAGCTGGTGCAAAAGACGGAGGTTTTGTCTTTCAGGCAATCATAAGTCACTCTGTCAAGTGGGAAATTAAGGATGGGGAAGCAGTGATTGATCTAAAAAAGATTAATTGTAGACTTCATCAAGTTGATGTATTTCCTGACATGAAATTTAAGGAGGGCTCTGCAATATCTACGTATGTTGTGCTGAGTGAGGTAAATATCCTGAAGAGAAAATTTGAATTAGCTAGCGACGCAATTAAGAAAAGAATTTCTCCAGAATACGCAGAAGCAGCTAAGAATACTGAATTTACTGCTACTCTAAAAAAAGAGATAAACACTAAGTATTTCAAAGGAACGTACTTTGAAGTTGAGCTTGCTACTAATAAAATAGTCCTTCGGGAAGTTTCAACCAGTGGAATTAACACCGGATCTCCAAAGATAACGATGAAGATCTCTACTGGAATGGTTGATACATTAGACGGACACCCTGTTTCAAGTTGGGACAGTTTTTCACTAAAGGTAGACGGATCTCGGTCACTTAAAATAGATAATTCTAGTCAAGAGCTAATTTCTAGCATCAAGGAGAGAGACAATGTTGAAAATAGTGATGATCTAATCTTTAGAACACTAATTCCTTCACTTATCCTAGAATTTAGAGGAGGCTCTGTTGCAATAGACACATATACAAATAGGTCAACCCAAGCAGCCATTGGATCGATTGTTGACTACGACAACTTATTTAGTGTAGAAGACGCCACAAAAACCGGAGCAGCCAAACCTGTCACTGGAATAAATAAATAAAATAAAATAATCAAAGATACAATGGCAGGCTTACCACATTGGGATAACTCCAGAGCAGCTACTAACTATTATGAACCGATTTTCTTAAATCAGTTTGAAGTAGTTATTACTCCACCTGCAGCAATTGCAGAAAATGTAGACCTTTTAGTTGAACACGTAATGTCTATTACAGGTCTTCCTGAATTGACGCCTACTGCAACCGTCGAGCAGACATACAAGTTTGCAAAACGTTCATACGCTGCGGCTGTGCCGACTGAAACTGTCGCTAACCTTGATATTAAGTTCTCAGTCAACTTGAATGAAGAGAATAATATGTATATCTACAACATCCTCAGAGGTTGGGCAGATCTTGCGTATGATCCTTTGACTGGTAGACAAGGACTTAAGCGGGACTATTATGGCCAAATCTACGTAGCTATCTTTAATAAAGCTGGCGATATCTTCAGAGAATTTAGATTTACTCCAGTGATTCCACAAGGTGGTTTTACTGCAATGGACTTGAACTATACTGCTGCTGGCCTATATGAGATTAGTGCGAAATTTAGAGCAGACGCTTGGAAAGAAACCCGAATCGGAGAAATCCGTGTATAACAAAAAGAATCATACTAAAATGGAAATGTTTGATGCACATCGTCGAGATATTTTAGACTTCGACAATTACATGGATCTTAAAAAACCAGGATTTGGCGGCCCAACCTCAGCAGTGCCTTTTCGTGATGGCTCCGGTAAAAAAGTAAACAAGAACCCTAAGCTTGCTGGTTACCAGCGAGTAGTTGAGCGAGATCCTCTCTTTGCTAACCAGGTATACAACCCTACCTATAAAGCAATGACTCATGACTTGGTATACAAGCAGGAAAAGAAAAAGCCTTACGATTATCAGGATCCGTACATCACTGCATTGCCAGTGACTGTGATTCCAGTAAAAGAGGGTCTCTCTTGCAAGTCGTTTGAGCAGTTCATCAATGAAGAAAGCTACGGTTATGGTGCAAATCCATTCGCTGCAGCAGAAGGAAAGAGATTTAAGCTGCGTGGAAAACAGGATGCAGATGCTCAGAGCATGGCAGAAGATATTTTAGATGATGCGCGTATTGACTGGGACGAGTTTGAACCAGCAGAAGGATTTAGAGGCATGCTCTTTAAAAAAGATGGAGACGTTATTGCCTATTTTGATGCTGAAACTCGTGAACTAATGATTTTTGCAGACGCAGATGTTCTTTCACAAGAAATGAAGTCACCTATGGAACTTCCTATGCATTCTGAGCCTGAAATCGAAGATGACGAGGAAATGGAAGACGAATATTATCGTCCAGACGAAGAGGATACTGACACTGAACTTGAGCGTGAACCGGCGCCAGCTAGAAGAGAAGATATAAAAGACATTGAAAAAATGCTTAAGTCTTTGGAAAACAGTGATGACGAAGATGCAGATGACGACGAGATGATCATCTATCCAAAGTCGACTGAGTACAAAGAAGAGAAAAAGGAAGATGAAGAGGAAGATGAAGACTTCTTATATTAAGAGGACTTATAAAATTCATAAAAGGTCAACGAAAGTTGACCTTTTTTATTTTACTTGGATTCGATCAAGTCGATCACTTATAATAATCTCATCGTCATCACAAGTGTTTGATTCTACTAGATGAAAGGAGAAGCGCAAAGACTGATACTCTTCCTCAATAAAATCTATAGTATTTAATACAATAGACGTAGAGAGGTTAGCATTTAAATAGACGACTCTCTTGTATTTTTTGTTCTTTATACTAATTGCCTTGTCTAGGAGCTTTTTTATCTCATAGTTTAAAAGAAAAGACTGGACTTTGTTTGGTACAATAAACTTAGTCTTAAACTTTTCCTTAATAATCTTGCTCACATTTAAGACATAGTCCTCTTTACTCTTTTTTTCAAAAGCGCTAATAAAGCTCTTGTATTCTCTAACAAAGACTATTGCGACGTGTCTGTCTTCCATAGGTTATGTAGTCAATTGTAGTATATCAACCCCTGCCTCTTTTAAGATAAGAAGACCGGCAGTATCTCGGTATTCTTCAGAGTAAACAACTCGGCGAATACCGGATTGAATTATTAGCTTTGAACACTCTTTGCAAGGAGAGTATGTAACATAAACCGTCGCACCTTCTGTGCTCTGAGAAGATTTAGAGACCTTCAAGATCGCGTTTGCTTCAGCGTGTAGGACGTACCAATACGTAAGATCATTAGAATCTTCACAATCATTAGGAAAGCCCTTAGGCGTCCCATTGAACCCATCCGAGATGATCATGCTGTCCTTCACAATAAGCGCACCGACTTTTTTACGACGACAACATGACAGAGTAGACCACTCAGTCGCCATTCGCAGATAGGTTCTATGATACTTAAGCTCTTTTGGAGTCATTGTTTTCTATTTTTCTTGGAAAGACTAGAGTTGTGATTAAGTTGACTGCTAC